CCCCAACAAACAGATGTTTCATGGGGTCTCAAGGAGTCTCTTACTTTCTCTTCAGTTAGAGGCAAGAAGTACACCGACCTGAGAAGCCAGGGAGGGAGAACAATTACCAGTGACTAGTGTGGACTAGCACAACTAGGTTGGATGGATGTTAGGCCAGCCTAATTTGAAATGATTGGCTGACAGGCCGAGAAACCATATTCATTTGGTAAACCAGTAGATGAGAACTGGAAAGTGGCGGTATCAGCATTTGCTGTGAAAGTACCGGTGAGGAAAAGAACTCCTTCTCCTTCATAGGTATTATGCTTCTCCTCTATAAGGGTTGCACCCTCACATGAGGTATAGCCTGGTGGACCACCAGTACCACTACTACTACTGCCGTTATTAATATAAGCAGTGAGTTGTATAATGGTATCTGTTGTCAAACCAGATACTGTAAGAAGTCGAGTGGAGTTGTTCCATACAGCACTAAGACCAGATTCGACGTTTTGATTGGCGTATGTGACTAAAGCATACTTCATCGAGAGGTCTGGATCGGGGATTACAACGTTGGAACTAGGGTTCTTATCTAATAATTCTACATCGTATTCAACACAAAGGTATCCTACAAGGTAGTTAGTTGAAGATATCCCTTCAGTAGAGATTAAGAAGTTACCTAGATTATAGGTCTTCGCATCAGTACCCATAGGGACTTCATTAGTTGTGAATAACCAACTATTGTTACCAGGACGTTGGACTGGGATACTAAGTTCTTCGGACTTCCATGGAGCAAAGGAGACAAACTTAGCTAAGTTTGACATACCTATTCCATTGGAGGGAACGGCGTCCAAAGTATCGAAGTCAACAGCCATAGTGACATTCCCGGCTATGGAAGTAGGGCTATTATTGATAAAGAAGAATCTCAATTTATGAAATTTGTATTTATCAAATAAGTTAGCAATACCAGATAACCATGGAAAGGTTGTTGGGTTAGCAGGATTAATGATATAACTATCTGCTTTAAAGTTTCCAGCTGTTGTACTGTTAGAAGTGACATTAGCTATTCTTTCCATTTGGTGAATTCGTAAGGACTTACTTTGACCGGACCATGATGGAACGGTTGCAGCAGGGACTTGTGCATTCTTCTTTTGGTTAGAGTTAGCACTGACCTTCTTTACAGATTTGCTACGTTGTAGTTGAGTGACTTGGTTTTTCAAAGCCTTGTTTTGCTTAATTAAATCAGATTTAGTAATGTTTGACATTGTATTGGATCCAGCCTGTCAAAGAAGGCTCGACTATACATCATATGTAACTGGTTAAGACCAGCTTAACCGTGTAGTCTGTCGGCATTTACGCTCCAGGCGATTTAGCACGGAAGTATTGAGCAAGCTCTATACCCAGCTTACACCGTTTTAGTCAATTTAATACATATGACCCAATTACACATGTACAACATGAGGTTTCATCATGGAATCCCTAGAAACATTATAAATGTCTTGGTAGTGTGTGTGACCAGTATTGAAGTCAATCCAATACCAGCCCTTTGATCGATAGCGAGAATTTTGCTGTCCAATTTCAGGATCAAAGAATTTGGAATCTTCAATCGAGTAATCGGAAAGTAAATAATCTACCGGCATATCGTGTACACTCACAAGTTTGTATGGAAAACTGAACAATTTATCGGTTTTCAATCTAGGTTCTCTACTCATCTTCACAGAGGATGGTAGTCTAACACCGTGCTTAATCGTAAGCAGTGGCTTAGAGAAACTTGTTGGACGTTGTGACATGAGGGGAAGATCGTATAGCCTCTTAGTTTCATTACTCTGATTTATGTTCAAAGGTGACGTTTCAGGTATATATTCTAACCTGTCATGGAAACCCAAATCGATACAGGTATATGATTTGCTTTTGGTTTCTGCTTTTACCAGTCTAAGGATGAACTTAGTTGGGTCAATACCAGATCGAGCCCGTCTAAGGGAATTTCTCAAATAATAATGAGCAAGTTTCCTTTGATGACTAGTGAAGGTAATGTGCTTTCGAACTTCGGGATCCAGCGGGAAGCCGATACCACCTAGATGTCGATTGATGAACAAGTTCAGCTTACCATTGCGCGTAAGCTTCTCAATAAGGTTCTTATGATAATGAACAAACCTTTTATGGGCGCGGAATTTATCCTTAGCACCATTGATGACTTCTTCATACCAATCCCAGAGGGGTAAAACCCTGACATTATCACGGGCGGTAACCTTAGCCTTTCCGGTCAACAGACCTGGGTTAAAGTAAGGAATCTGATCAACAGTTCCTGTAGTACGGTTTTCTGAAAAGAGCATAGAATTCATGGTAAAGTAACGAGAATGAATATAGTTTTTACCTATA